ATTAACTAAATACCCAAATGTACACTTTGTAGGTGATGCTTTAAGTGCAAGAGGTATATCAGTTTCAGGAGCTCATGGTACATTAGTAGCAGAACAATTATTATCAATGAGTGATGCTATAAATGAATTTTTAGAACACGCAGATAAACAAGGACCATGGTCTGAAGAAGATGATAAAATACATACTATAGGTGGATTAACAATGCCTAAAGAAAATACTAATAAATTAAACAAATAAGAAATGGCGAAGTCTAAAGTAAATATGAATGAACATATTAAGAATAGAAAATTCCGTAAAAAAGAAGAGGATGGATCTATTACTACTATGTTATGTTTAGAATGTAATGGAATGAACAAACTTCACAGTATAGAAGAACCAGCACTAATTAATATTGAACAAAAAAGAAAGGAATATTATTTAAATGGTATAGAATATGACTATGAAACATGGAATGAAATTAAAAAAGGAAGAGAAGGTTTACCTTGGTATAAAAAACCTGCTCCTAAAGGTATGACTCATAGAAATTAATTCGTATATTATAGTAAAAAATTAGTTATGAAAATAGGATTTTGTGGTACAATGAGTGTAGGAAAAACTACACTAGTAAAAGCATTAAAAGAATTACCTGAATTTAAAGATTATACTTTTAGAACAGAACGTTCAAAGTATCTTATGGAAATGGGCATACCATTAAATACAGATTCAACTTTAAAAGGCCAATTAGTATTTGCAGCTGAACGAGCAAGTGAATTAATGCAGGAAAATATTATTACTGATAGAACTGTTGTTGATGTTATGGCTTTTTGTGAACTGTCAGAATCTATGGATTCCGCCCATAAACATTATTTAAATGCTACTTTATTTTATTTAATCAAAGAATATGATTATTTATTCTATGTTTCTCCTGAGGGGATAGAAATAGAAGATAATGGTGTTAGAGAAACAGATACAAAATATAGAACAGCTATTGATAATAAAATTAAATCACTTACTAAAATGTTTAGAAGTAATACTATTACTATTAGTGGTACAACTGAAGAACGTATAAAACAAGTTAAACAAGCAATTTTCTCGTAATATTTATAATAAAATAACTTATAATGAAAAAATCAGAATTAAAATCTTCAATTAAAGAAGAAATTATAGAAATATTAAGTGAAGAAGGTACAATAACAACTGATGATGCTGGTGAAGCAGAAAAGTTAGCTAAAAAAGGAATAGATGTTAATTTAACTGAAGAAGATGATGAACCTACAAAGTCTCAATTAAAGGGAGCCTCAAAAGACTCAATATCTACAATTGCTAATAAATTACAACAAACAGCTAAGGAGATGAAATCTACAGTTAATAAATGGAAATCATCAGAAGGTGAAGAAAAACAAAAATTAAGGGATAAATTATTAAAACTAACTAATATAAAAAAAGAGTTAGAATCAATGTTATAAAATTATAGTTATGAGTATATTATCAAATTTATTTTCAAGTGGGGCAGCTGATTTAGTAAAGGGTGTAGGTGGAGTTATAGATAACTTACATACATCTAAAGAAGAAAAATTAAATGCAGAAAGAAAAATAAAAGCTTTAATAGCCGAACATGAAGCTAAAATGGAACAAAACATAACTGACAGATGGTCTGCAGATATGAATAGTGATAGTTGGTTAAGTAAAAATGTAAGACCTTTAATATTAATTTTTTTAGTAGTTTCTACAGTTCTTATGATATTCATTGATGCAGGAACTATTAATTTTACTGTTGAACAAAAATGGACAGATTTATTGCAATTAGTATTAATAACAGTAATTGGTGCTTACTTTGGGGGAAGATCAATAGAAAAGGTAAAAAAGAAACCCTAACTAATCCCCTCTACTCTAATAAATGTCAGATTTAAAAAAAATAATAAGACAAGAATATATAAGATGTGCAAAAGATCCTGTTCATTTTATGAAAAAATACTGCTACATTCAACACCCACAACGAGGTAGAATTCAATTTAGTTTATATCCATTTCAAGAAAAAGTATTAGGTTTATTTAAAGATAATCCTTATTCAATAATCCTTAAATCTAGACAATTAGGTATTTCAACTTTAACTGCAGGTTATTCTCTATGGATGATGACATTTCATAAGGATAGAAACATACTTTGTATTGCAACTAAACAAGATACAGCTAAAAATATGGTTACAAAGGTAAAATTTATGTATGAAAATTTACCTTCATGGTTAAAAGTTGATGCAATGGAAAATAATAAATTAACATTGCGGCTTAATAATGGATCTCAAATTAAAGCAACATCTGCAAGTAGTGATGCTGGTAGATCAGAAGCAGTATCTCTTTTATTAATTGATGAGGCAGCTTTTATTGATAATATTGGCGAAATATGGGCCTCAGCTCAACAAACATTAGCAACAGGAGGTGGGTGTATTGCTTTAAGTACACCTTATGGTACAGGAAATTGGTTCCATCAAACTTGGACAAGAGCAGAATCACAAGAAAATGAATTTTTACCTATTAAACTACCTTGGTATGTTCATCCTGAACGAAACCAAGAGTGGAGAGATAGACAAGATGAATTATTAGGTGATCCTAGAATAGCAGCCCAAGAATGTGATTGTGATTTTTCTACATCAGGTGATATAGTATTTTACTCTGAATGGATTGATTTTATAAAAGAAACTACTATTAAAGATCCATTAGAAAGAAGAGGTGTAGATCAAAATTTATGGATTTGGGAAAATGCTGATTATTCCAGAGAGTATATGGTAGTAGCAGATGTTGCTAGGGGTGATGGTAAAGACTTTTCAGCATGCCATGTAATGGATATAGCAACTAATACACAAGTAGCAGAATATAAAGGACAAATGCCTCCTAAAGAATTTGGATATTTCCTTACAGGTTTAGCTACTGAATTTAATAATGCTATGTTAGTAGTTGAAAATGCTAATATAGGATGGGCTACTTTAGATGCTATTAGAGAAAGAGATTATAGAAATTTATACCAATCTCCTAAATCAGATCAATTAACTGCAGAATCTTATTTAAGAGTATATGAGGGTAATTCTGAAATGGTTCCTGGTTTTACAATGTCTATGAGAACAAGACCTCTTTGTATTAATAAATTTAGGGAATTTGTTGGTGATAGATCAGTAACTATTCAATCAAAACGTTTATTAGAAGAAATGAAGGTATTTATTTGGAAAAATGGAAGACCAGAAGCCCAAACAGGTTATAACGATGACTTGGTTATGTCGTTTGGGATTGGTATGTTTCTACGAGATACTTCATTAAAATTTCAGCAGCAAAGTTTAGATGGAGCTCGTGCAGCATTAGGTAATATTCAAAAAACAAAATCTTCCCATAGTGGGGGGTATAGTGCTAATAGTGTTCAAAATCCTTACTCAGTAAAAATAGGAGGAAAAGATGAGGACATAAGTTGGTTATTATAATATATTTATAAATAAAATAAAATGGCAGATAAAGGCTTATTTTCAAGATTAAAAAGATTATTTTCTACAGATGTATTAATACGTAATGTAGGAGGTAATGAACTCAAAGTTATGGATGTTAATAAAATCCAAATGTCTGGTGAGTTAGAAACTAATTCTCTAATAGATAGATTTAATAGAGTTTACACAAATTCAGCTACTTCATTATATGGCCAACAACAAAATTTTAACTATCAAACTTTAAGACCTTACTTATATTCAGAGTATGATGCAATGGACACAGATGCTATTATAGCTTCTGCATTAGATATTGTAGCAGATGAATCTACTCTTAAGAATGATATGGGGGAAGTCTTACAGATAAGATCAAGTGATGAAAATATTCAACAAATATTATATAATTTATTTTATGATGTTTTAAATGTAGAATTTAATTTATGGCCCTGGATTAGAAATATGTGTAAATATGGTGATTTTTTCTTAAAGTTAGAAATTGCTGAAAAGTTTGGAGTTTATAATGTTATACCTTATACAGCATATCATATTGAAAGACTTGAAGGTGGAATGGGGGTAGATAAAGATGGTAACCCCTTAAATCCTACAGAAGTAAAATATAAATTTGACCCTGAGGGTATATCAGGAGCTGATTCAGGTTATTATAATGTTCCCAACTCAGGAAATCAAGCAAATTCTATTATATTTGATAATTATGAAATGGCACATTTTCGTTTATTAACGGATATGAATTTTTTACCTTATGGTAGAAGTTACATTGAACCCGCTCGTAAATTATTTAAACAGTATGTTTTAATGGAAGATGCTATGTTAATTCATAGGATTGTTCGTGCTCCTGAAAAAAGAATTTATTATATGAATGTTGGAGCAATTCCCCCTAATGAAGTAGATGCGTTTATGGAAAAAACTATTTCTAAATTAAAACGTACTCCTTATATGGATGAACAAACAGGTGAATATAATTTAAAGTATAATATGCAAAATATGCTTGAAGATTTTTATATTCCAATTCGAGGGAATGACTCAACTACTAAAATAGATAATTTAGCAGGATTACAATGGGATGGAATTGCCGATGTTGAATATTTAAGAGACAAACTATTTGCCGCTCTTAAAGTACCTAAAGCCTTTATGGGTTATGATGAAAATACTGATGGTAAAGCTACATTAGCTGCTCAAGATATTAGATTTGCTAGAACTGTAGAACGTATACAAAGAATATTTACATCTGAATTATATAAAATTGCTTTAATTCATTTATATACTCAAGGATATAGAGATGGTGATTTAACTAATTTTGAAATTTCATTATCAACCCCATCTATTATATATGATCAAGAAAAAGTAGCTTTAATGACTGAAAAAATGACATTAGCTCAATCTATGTTAGACAGCAAACTAATCCCATCAGATTGGATTTATGAAAATATTTTCCACTTTAGCCAGGATCAATATGAAGAGTATAGAGATTTAGTTAACCAAGATACTAAACGTGGGTTTAGATTATCTCAAATTGAAGCTGAAGGAAATGATCCTTTATCATCAGGAAAATCTTATGGTACACCTCATGATTTGGCTGCATTGTATGGTAAAGGAAGAATGTACTCTGATCCCTCTAATCTACCAGATGGGTATGATGAGGGAACAACTGATAAAGAACCATTAGGTCGTCCTATTGAAAAATCAACTAATAGAGATAAACAAGAAGGTAATTTTGGTAAAGATAGATTAGGTAGAAAAGGTATGAAAAAAGATTATAATGATACTTCCTCACCTCTATCAGAGTTAGAATCTAATAAAATATTATCTAAGTATGAAGATATGTTAAAAGATATACCGATTAATAAAAATGTATTATTATCTGAGGATAAAGTTAGTAAAAAAATTAAAGGAAATGTAATTAATGGTAATAATAATAAATCCTAACGTATTTATAATAAAATAAGTATTGATGTATATAAAACATTCAAAGTTTAAAAATACTGGTATTCTATTTGAATTACTAGTAAGAAAGATAACTGCTGATACTTTAGCAGGTAATGAGTCACCGTCTGTAAATATATTAAAAAAATATTTTGTAAATACAGAACTAGGAAAAGAATATAAATTATATGAAACTTTATTCAAATCCAAAAATCTTACAGAGGGGAAAGCTAATGCTATTTTAACAACAATTTTAGAATCTTCTAAAAAACTTAATAGAAAATCTCTTAAAAGAGAAAAATATAATCTTGTAAAAGAATTAAGAGAACATTATAATGTTGAAGATTTATTTAAAACTAATATTTCTAATTATAAATCTTTAGCTGCTTTATATACATTATTTGAAGTATATAATACATCAGATATTACTAATCCTAATCAAATTGTTGATAATAAATTAGTTTTATTAGAGCAAATGTCTTCAAATAAAATAGATAAGAATAATATTAAAGATACCCTATTAGAAGAATTTAAATCTGAGGATAAAGATGTAAGACTACTTACTTATAGAGTAATATTAGAAAAATTTAATGATAAATATTCCCATTTGTCTGATACTCAAAAGTCAATATTAAGAGAATTTATTGAACATATAGATAGTACTAGTAAATTAAAAGAATTTTATAATTTAAAAATTCAGGAAATTAAAACAAAATTATCTGAAGAAATTAAATCTGTAAAAGATGATGCTACTAAAATTAAATTAGTAGAGATAAGTAAGTTTATTGTTGAAATAGGTAAAAATAAAAAAATCAACAATGATAATTTAGTTGATTTATTGCAGTATTGTAATCTCTTAGAAGAATTAAAATCAACACATGGACCATTACAAGTATAAATTAAATGAAGTTCCTTCAGTTGAACCTGGAGAAGAATTTAAAATAGGAGATACTAAAGTTTCTAGTGGTGTTAGGTATACAGTTTCTGCTATTGATAAAGAAACTGGAGGTATAAAATGGGATATAGATTATTTACCTAATTTAACTCAATTATTTGATGCTATAAATGATCTATTTGATGTAACTAAACAAGTAGCAGTAAAAGCTAAAGATGATCCTAAATTCAGAGAAATATATAATGATGCTAGATCATTAAGAAATAAAATTCGCACACACATCAGAAAAGAATACCCAGCTGACTATCAAAGAATTTCAGGAAGAATAGAAGAAGATTTAGATATAGGTCATCAAGATAATGAACCTAAAATGACTAAAAGTGATTTAGCTAGAGCAGCTAAAATGGCTGTTATGCTTTATAAGAAAGTAGATAAATATGATACTGGTCGTGAAGTAGATTTTCCTGGTTGGTGGCAAGCTAAAATAACTAAAGCTCATGATTATTTACAAAGTGCTTTTAATTATTTAGATGGTGCTGAAATGACTAGCGAAATATCTTCAACAGGAGGAGGAGCTGGAGCTGCTTCATTTACACCAGGAACTGGGGCTCAATATGCTACACCATTTGCTTTTAGAAAAAAAGGACAAAAAGCAGATGATAAAGCTTATAAAGAAATAGGATATAAAGAGGTTAAGGAAGATGTAGGAGCTGATTTAGGACCAGGTCCTAAAGCAAGTGAAGATGGGGTTAAAGATAATGCTTATGTAAAACAATTTGCATATAAGTTAGTACCTAAAAAGATTAAAGGGTCCGGTATGATAGTAAAGCAATTATTTGAAGAAGATAAAGAAGAAAAAAAAAACTTCCAAGCAAAAAGAATAGAAGCATTTGATGGTGTTGAGGAAAAATTAAATAATATTTATACCATGACATCTAATGCTAAAAACGAAACAATAAAATATTATAAAGATAATCCTGATTCATTCAAAGTAGTTAAACCTACAGATTTAATTATGGATTATTTAACAGATATAGAAAAATTATTAAAAAAAGAATAATGAAAACATTACAAGAACAATATAACCTAATTACAGAAGGTAAAGGACATAAAGATGTATTTCTTAAAGAAGCTAAATCACGTTATCCTAATTTGATTAGCAATGTTCTAACCTATGATCAAGCTACTACTATATTAAAACAACGTTCAATAATTCAAGAACATATGTTGGGTGGGATAGCTAGCAATTTAGGAAAAAAACCAGATTGGTTTAGTATTTTTGATGATAATATGAATATTATAGCTGAAGAAGATTTAAATAAAAATAGTTATAATTATGAGGATACTAAAAATATAGATAATCTTAATGGTGAAGAATTTAAATTAGGTGTAAATTTTGAAATGTCAAAAGTAGCTGAATTACTTACTAACCAAAATATGGGTGAATATTTAGATAAAGCTAGAAAAACTGTAGAAAAAAACTTAGCTAAAAATCCTTTACATTATATTGAAGATGCTGCTTTTGGTCAAGAGGGAATTGGATATACTGAAGATACACCAGGTTTAAAACCTACAGAAATTAAAGGAAAAGAAAAAGCTAGTGGATATGGTGATGCTACTAAAAAAGAAGCAAATGATAAATATGTAGAGGTTAAAGAATCTAAAATTTCTTTTAATGATCTATTAAAAGATTAAACTATGAAACAGGTATTAATTGAAACTTCCTTATTTAAACCTCAATCCTTTACAGAAGGTCTAAAATCAAAAAGAGGACTTCCTATAGTTGAAGGTATATTAGCAACTTGTGAGGTTAAAAATGGTAATGGTCGTTATTACTCTAGAGAATTATGGGAAAGAGAAATGGAATCCTATAAAAACTTAATTGATGAAAATAGGGCAATGGGAGAATTAGACCACCCTGAAGACTCAGTAGTAAATTTAAAAAATGTATCCCACAACATTACAGATTATTGGTGGGATGGGGATAATGTAATGGGTAAAATAGAAATTTTACCAACACCATCAGGGAATATTCTAAAAGCATTAATTGAAAATGGAATTACAGTAGGTGTATCTTCTCGAGGAATGGGAAGTTTAAAACCTATGGGTGAAGTGCAAGAAGTACAAGATGATTTTCAATTATTATGTTGGGATTTTGTTTCCACCCCTTCTAACCCAGGATCATTTATGCATTTAGTTAAAGAAGGACTTAATATTGATTCAATCAAAACCTATACTAAAGTAAATTCTATAATAACAGAAATACTTTGCTCTAAAGGAAATTGCCCAATCTGGTAATTTTTAGGAATCCTAATATACGTATAATCGTAAATATGCTATCGCAACAACCTATATAGCATTAAAACTCATATTAATTACTATTACGTTTCTAAATAAACGTACTTCCCAAACAAATTTTAGGAAAAATGAACAGAGAATTTTTAAAAGAGGCTATCGCCGATGCAAAAGCTGTTAAAGAAACTGCAATTGCAAATGCTAAAGCTGCTTTAGAGGAGTCTTTCACACCACATCTAAAAACCGTTCTTTCAGCTAAGTTAGAAGAAATGGAAAAAGAGGATATGGATGAAGGCTACGATGAAATGGACGAAGCAAAAGATTCTGAAAAAATGGAAGAAAAGAAAGAATACATGACCGCAAAGGAAAAACGCGAAGGTGATGATCGTAAGTCTGATAATAAGGCTGAGACTAAAACTGAAAAAATGCGTAAAATCGATGAGGAAGATGATTCAAACTTGGATGAAGTTTTAGCAGAATTAAAAGACGAATTAGATGAAAACAAAAGAACTGACGCCGAAGAAGAAGGATACAAAGATGGTATCGAAGACGCTAAGGATGACATGGAAAAAAAGATTAAAAAAATCGAATTAGAAGAAGACGAACGTACTGATGCTGAAGAAGAAGGATATCTTGACGGTATGGAGGACGAGAAAGCTGATATGGATGATGAAGAAATTGATCTTGAAGACATGACAGATGATGATCTTAAAAAGTTTATCGAAGACGTAATTTCAGATATGGTCGCTGCTGGTGAATTAGAAGCAGGCGAAGAATTTGAAGTTGAAGATGAAGTTGAAGTTGAGGATGATGTTGAAGTTGAAATAGACGAAGATGTAACCATTGATGAAGACGCAAGAACTGACGCTGAAGAAGAAGGATACAAAGATGGTATCAAAGACGCTAAAGCAGACGCTAAAAAGGAAATTGATGATATTAAACTTGAAGAAAAAGAGGATGAATTAAAAGAAGCTTATGCTACTGTTGAAACTCTAAGAAATGAGTTAAATGAAATCAATTTACTTAATGCAAAATTATTATATACTAATAAGATTTTTAAATCTAAAAACTTAAGTGAGAACAACAAAGTTAAGGTTTTAACTTCTTTTGACAAAGCCGACACGGTTAAAGAGGCAAAATTAATATACGAAACATTAAAAGATGGATTAGCTGAGAAAAAAGCTAAGAAAACTGTTAAGGAAAGTATAAGTATGGCTTCTAAATCAATAGGTGTAGGTCCAAAGAAAGTTGATGCTAAACCAATTGTTGAATCTAACGTTATGGTAGATAGATTTAAGAAACTTGCAGGTATAATTTAAAAACGAAATTAATTATTAACGATATTTAAAAAATTTAAAAAATGTCACAATTAAACACTTTATTAGAAAGCGCTAACCCTTACAAATCACTACAAAGTGATGCAGCAAGATTAGCGTCCAAGTGGGCTAAAACAGGTCTACTTGAAGGTTTATCTGATAATGATAGTAACAATATGTCAATGTTACTTGAAAATCAAGCTAAACAACTAGTAACTGAAACTTCCAACACAGGTGGAGGTACAGGTGCTGGTTCATTTTCTCCTGGTACAGGAGCACAGTGGGCGGGCGTAGCTCTTCCATTAGTTAGAAAGGTATTTGGTCAAATCGCAGCAAAAGAATTTGTTTCGGTTCAACCAATGAACCTTCCTTCAGGTCTAGTATTTTTCCTAGATTTCCAATATGGTACTACTAAAGGTGCTTTCACAGCAACTGATTCAATGTATGGTACTCAAACTCCAACTGGTACATTTGGTAACACAAATGCAGGTGGTCTTTATGGTGCTGGTAGATTTGCATATTCTACTCAGTTAACAGCTTCAACTTGTTTAAATACAGATACTAGTGTAGTAACTGCATCTTGGAGTTCATCTAATTATGATGGTGCTCTTTCAGCTTCAGTTCAATCTGGTCTTGCAACTAACGCATTTAGAATAGTTAGAGTTCCATTAACTACATTAGATAGTAACTATGATAAAGAAGCAGTTAGATCATTCCAATTAACTACAACTGCAGGAGTAAACATTACTGATTACCCAGCTTTTACTCAAATTGAAGGTGCTAATCTTAACTTCTTTGTTACTGCAGCAAATGCTCCAGGTGTAGGTGTAGGTGGTGCATTCTTCGCAGGTACTGTTACTCAATCACTACAGCCAACTGATTCGGATAGAGGTGATTTTGAAGATGGAAATACTAACTTGAATCTTAATAATGCTAATCCTATTACTATTCCTCAAGTTAATGTTCAAATGTCAAGTGAAGCTATTGTAGCTAAAACTAAAAAATTGAAAGCTGTTTGGACTCCTGAGTTTGCTCAAGATTTAAATGCTTATCATTCTTTAGATGCTGAAGCTGAATTAACTTCAATTATGAGTGAGTACATTTCATTAGAAATTGACTTAGAAATTCTTGATATGCTAATTGAATCAGCTGTAACAGTAGAAGGTTGGTCAGCAGTTAATAACGAATCACTTGATGCTTCAACAGGTGTAACGTCTGCATTAGGATTTTATAACTCACAAGGACAATGGTTCCAAACATTAGGAACTAAAATCCAAAAAATATCTAACATTATTCACCAGAAAACTCTTAGAGGTGGAGCAAGTTTCTTAGTATGCTCTCCAACTGTAGGAACTATATTAGAAAGTATTCCAGGATTTGCTGCTGCTTCTGATGGTGATGCTGCAAAAGCTTCTTACGCATTTGGTGTACAGAAAGTTGGTCAGTTAAATGGTAGATATCAAGTATATAAGAATCCTTATATGAC